ATAACGGCGGCAAACCAGTCGAAAGGCTGGAAATCACATCCGATAGCCCATCGGAAGTGCCGGTCTGGGGCACCTTTTGAGTCGAATCAGCTCGTCATGAATCCGAACAGCGGTTTTGACGCGGCTTGTTCAGCGTAGCCCTAACCACAACGAAAGAAGGACTTTCATCATGACTGAATCAACTGTAACCACATCTGAGCGTGACTTCGAATCGGGCCTTACTGGCGAGCGGCTGGCAATTTGCAGCGACGCCGCTTGCGAAATTGAGAGCCTGTCGGATGTGCTCGCATCGACCGAAATCACCAGCGAGTCAGGGTATCTGGTGCGAGGTCTCGCGCTTCGGATTCACGAATTGAACCGCGTCATTTTGAGCACGTTTTTCGACCCGCAGGGGAACGAGATCGACGAAATGCGCCGAGCCGTTTTTGGCCTGCGCGGGTCGCAGACGTGAAGGCAACCAGAGCCACCGAGGCCGGCGACAACCCGGCCGCATGGCGCGGGCACCTGGACCAGCTACTACCGAAGCCGGGCGCCGTGGCAAAGGTGGAGAACCACGCCGCGCTGGATTGGCGCGATCTGCCGGCTTTCATGCCGCAACTTCGGGCCATGCCGGGCGCTGGCGCGATGCTGGTGGAGTTGTGCAACCAGAGAGGCCACCAGCGCCGCCGTGACGCCGATTGCAGCCGCGAGGGCCACGGCGTGATAACGGTGCCGGCCTTGATGGTCGGTGAAAGAATCGTAAAAAGCGGAACTTTTTTGCCTTAACAGTTCCGCCCAAGAAAAAGACCATCTGAACACACCGCAGCCATAGAGGCAACGCGGGATTTTCAGAGGGTCTTTTGATGCAACACAGTATTCAACACTCACTTCGACCGCGCGACGCGGCGAAGGCCATCGGCGTGGCGCTGCCGACGTTCTGGCGCTTCACGAAACGGCCGGATTTTCCGCCGCTGATCCGCTTGTCCAAGCGTTGCACCGTCGTTGACGGGCCGGCGCTGATTGCCTGGCGTGACGCGCAGTTGAAAGGTGGCTCGCAATGATGGCCGCTATCAGAAAAATAGCGGTTCGCTTCTGGTGCGCCATGCCTTCGACATGGTGTCGGAGACCTTCCAAATGACGCGGCGCAAAAAATTGAAACGCCGGCCGCACCCGAAACCATGGCGAGGCGAATCGGGCGACGTTCAAATGCTGGTGCAGGCACTGCGCCGACGCGGCTACGTTCGCATCCGGCCGGGCTGGCCAGGCATTACAGCCGAGCGCGGCCGCTGGCGCTTCATCTGGTGTTCACATAGCGCCGCGCTGGAATGGCTGGCGCAGGGGTTGCCTCGGCGGTTTTATGATCGGCGCGCGTGACGATGTGGCCCCGGCGGGCTTTTCAGATGACGCGCTGGCCCTGCGCTTCGCAGAGGCCCACGGCATGCGCTGGAAATACGTCGCAGCGTGGGGCCGGTGGTTTGCCCATGACGGCGCCGTTTGGCAAGGCGACAAGACCCTTGAGGCGTTGGACTTGGCGCGCGGCATCTGCCGCGAGGCCTGCGAGGATGTGCTCTGCATGGACCTGGAGCCGGCGCGGCGCGAGCGGATCGTCAAGGAAATGCGATCCAGTCGTTCGGTCATGGCCGTGCAGACGCTTGCACGCGCGGATCGCCGGCACGCTGCCACCGTCGAACAATGGGACGCCGATCCGTGGCTTTTGAACACGCCGGGCGGCGAGGTGGAGCTCAAGACAGGCGAGATGCGCCCGCACCGCCTGGAGAGCTTCGCCACCAAGATGACCGCCGTCACGCCAGCGGCCGGCCCCTGCCCGACCTGGCACCGGTTTCTCGCCAGGATCACCGGCAACGATGCCGAGCTGGTCGGCTACCTGCAACGCCTGTGCGGCTATGCACTGGTCGGCGAGGTGGTCGAGCATGTGCTCGTGTTCCTGTACGGCCTGGGCGCGAACGGTAAAAGCACCTTCGTCAACACGGTGGCCGGCATCATGGGCAGCTACGGGCAGACCGCGCCGATGGACACCTTCACGGAGACCGCAGGCGCGCAACACCCTACCGATTTGGCCATGCTGCGCGGCGCGCGCCTGGTGACGGCCACCGAGACCGAGGACGGCCGGCGATGGGCAGCGGCAAAGATCAAGGTACTGACCGGCGGCGACCGGATCGCAGCGCGTTTCATGCGGCAAGACTTCTTCGAGTTCACGCCACAGTTCACGCTGGTCATCAGCGGCAACCACAAACCCGGCCTGCGGGCCGTGGACGAGGCCATGCGCCGCCGAATGCATCTCATACCCTTCACCCACACGATCCCGCTCAACGAGCGCGATACAGGGCTGCCAAAGGCCCTGGAGGCCGAATGGCCGGCGATCCTGGCCTGGATGATCGACGGGTGCCTGCAATGGCAGAAAACCGGCCTGAATCCGCCGGCCATCGTGAGCAGCGCGACCGAGGACTACCTGGCCGACGAGGACACTTTGGGGCAATGGCTCGAGGACGCGACGGTCCGCGAGTTCGGCGCCTTCGAAAGCACCAGCGCGCTGCACCGTGATTACCGCGAATGGGCCGAAAGCACCGGCGAGAAGTTCTTGGGGGTGAAGCGGTTCAGCCAGGCGCTGGTGGATCGTGGGCTGACGAAGGACCGCCGCGCGACCGCGAAGGGATTCACCGGCCGGCGACTGAGAGACCTTGGGGCCAGGCCATGGAATCGGGCCAGGCAAGACGGATTGCCGGGGCTTTGAGGTGCTCATGCCGCTTGTGTCGCTTTCCTTTGTTCCCGACTACACGTGCGCGCGCGTGACGCGCGCACGTGAACGGGTGTTTACGGAACAACCGTCAGAAGTGGCAGGCCCCCCGGTTTGGGTCCTTCCGACGAGATGGGCAACAGGGTAATTCGAACCGCGTGCGCCCTGTAGATAGGTGGATTCCAAATAAGTAAAAGTTATGTTCAATCGTCAAATTTACATTGATAGGTTATTTCTATGACAGGAAAAGAGCTGGCCGCCGCGCTGGGCATCAGCGGGGCGATGGTTTCCAGATTGATCCGGCGCGGAATGCCGAGCGACGATATCGACCGCGCGATGCGCTGGCGCCGCCGGCACCTTCAGGTCGGGCGCATGAAAGGCGTTCGGCGCGGCACCGAAAAGACACCCGCACAGACGGCGCCAGCCGCACCGCTGGCCCTGGCGACGCCAGGCGCAGCCGAAGCCACGGCGCCGGCATCCGACCTGGACAACGAGCGCGACTTATTCCCGGACGAGGACCCGGACGAGGCCCCCGTTCGGCGCTTCACGGAAGCCAGGGACCGGAAGGAGTTCTATCAGGCCGAGCTGGCGCGCCTGGAGTACGAAAAACAGTGCGGCGCCTTGATGCCGGCCGGCGAGGTGGGGCGGGCCGTGGCGGATGCCGCAACCCTGCTGCGCGTGAGCTTGGAGGCGCTGCCCGCAAAGATGGCGCATCGGCTGGCCGCGCTGCCCGACGAGGCCGCGATGGAGGCCGCGCTGGCGGACGAGATCGAGCAGGCGCTGCACAGCATCTCCGAGGCCTTCGCCAGCCTGGCGCAGCCAGGCGGAAGGGCCACCCAATGAGCCGCGCATCAAGGCGCCGCGCAGGCGAGCCGCTGCCCGCCCTGGTGGCCGGCGTTGGCCGCCTGGGCAACCACACCGAACCACAAACCACCACCCACCAACCCGAAGGAAAAACACCATGCTGACCATCGAATCCATCTTGACCCCCACCCAGCGCAAAGAGTTCGACACCGTCGTTCACCAAGCCGTCAGCCAGGGCGCCGGCGCCGTGCGCTACTACTCCGAGGCCGGCGGATTCATTGTGATTGCCATCCTGGCCAATGGCGCCGTCGAGACCTGGTTCGCCAGCCCGGCCCGCAACAACGTCGAGGCCTACGCGGCGCAGGCCATCGTCCTGCACGGCCTGGCGCAGGCCAGCGAAGCCCTGGCGGGCCTGCTCAGTGGCGCCAGCGCCTTCGCCAACGAAGCGATCCGCAAGGCCGCGCATTGACCGCTTGCAATTGGTAATTTTTTCTGGTACGATCCGCGCCATATCGAGTTTCTGAGAACTGACCGATTCGAGACGCCGTGAGGCTTTCCGCTTGAACAGTCAGAACCCCACCGGGAGGTGGGCTTGTCTCAGGGATTTAAAGGTGAAGCTCCGGGGACGGGGCCGCGCTGATCGAAAAGTTGCACTGGTTCGCCAGTGTGTGTTTTCAGTCGGTGCGGCCCCGTTTCTTTTTGGTCCGCGCCAAACCCTAGGAGCCACCGAATGCAAGTTCGAAAAGCCGACCTGGGCAAACCGGACCTGGCAGCGCGAACCGTGCCGCTGGTGCTGGCCACCGATTACCCGGTGCAGCGTTCCGGCTATGTCGAGGTTCTCGATATCGGGCGCGTTGACCTGTCACGCGGCGATCTGCCGCTGATCGAGTCGCACGACGCCCAGCGCCTGAACATTGGCGTCATCCGCAACATCCGCGCCGAAGGCGGGAGGTTGCGAGGCCTGGCCGTGTTCGGCACCAGCGCACGCGCCAGCGAAGTCCTGGCCGATGTGCAGGCCGGCATCGTGACCGGCGTCAGCATCGGCTATCAACTGACCGACGAAGGCCTGCCGCTCAAGCTGCGCGACGGCACCGAAGCCATCAGCTTCGGATTCATGCCATACGAATGCAGCCTGGTCGCAGTCCCTGCCGACCCCAACGCCGGTTTCAACCGCGCGGCCCAAACCCTCACCCTTCCAAGGAAATCCATCATGAACACCCAAACGAACCACGGCAGCCAGTCTGCCGCCGAGATCATCGCCCTTGGTGAAGCCCACGCCAACCGCGGCGGCGTCGAGCTGGCCATGAAATTCATCCGCGAGCGCCGCGGGCTTGAAGAATTCCGCGAGACGCTGCTCGATCACGTCTCGCAGCCGGCTCGCCAGCCGATCACGGACACCGTTACTTTTGACATGACGCGCGGGGTCGAGTACTCCATGCTGCGGGCCGTTGACGCAGCGATCACCGGCGACTGGCGCAAGGCTGGCTTCGAGCGCGAGATGTCGCAGGAGATGGCCCGCACCTACGGCCGGCAGCCGCGCGGCATCTTCGTTCCGTTCGGACAGATCCAGTCCCGCGTGATGAGTACCGGCGGATCGACCACCGGCCAGGCGCTGGTGCCCACCATGCACTCCGGTTTCATCGAGATGCTCCGCAATTCGGCCCGCGTCCTGGAAGCCGGCGCGACCGTGATGCAGGGCCTGCAGGGCAATGTGGACATTCCACGGCAGACCGCAGGCGCCACGGCCGAGTGGGTGGCCGAGGACGGCGCGGTGACACCCAGCGATATGAGCTTCAACAGCGTAACGCTGACCCCGAAAACCTGCGGCGCCTTGCTGTCCTGGACGCGGCGCATGACCCATTCGTCGGTGCCCGAGATGGAGAGCTTGGCCCGTGCCGACCTGGCCGCGCAGATCGGCCTGGCGATGGACCGCGCGGCGTTGCACGGCCTGGGGTCATCCAACCAGCCCACCGGCATCTACGCGGCCAGCAACGTGAACAGCGTTTCCATGGGCGGCGGCGTGCCCACCTTCGGCAAGCTGATCGACATGGCAGCCGCGCTGGGCACCGACAACGCGCTGCAGGGCAATCTGGCCTTCCTGACCACGCCCGGCATGGCCGGCAAGCTGGCCCAGACCGTCGTGGCCGCCAGCACCGACACCCGCATGATCTGGGAGGGGCCGCTGGCGGAGGGCAAGCTGGCCGGCTACAACGCCTACAGCACCGGCCAGGTGAGTGCCACCCTGGGCGCGGGCGCCGAGCATGGCCTGATCCTGGGCGACTTCTCGCAGATGATCGTCGGCATCTGGGGCGGCGGCGTTGACATCCTGGTCGATCCGTACACCGACGCCGACCGGGGCCGCGTCCGGATCACCGCATTCCTGGACATGGACATTGCGCTGCGCCATCCGGAATCGTTCTGCAAGGCGACTGGCGCCACCATCGCCTGATCTGACCTGTTTTGCGGTGCGCCTTCGGGCGCCGGTTGCAGCGTGAGGAGTTCGTCATAACGCTGCAGCCCGCCACCCATGACGGGCACCCCACGCCGAAAGGCGCAGATTGGAAGGGGCCGCGCCTTCTCCGGGCACGCTGCAAGGCCGATCACCGATTCAATGAACCCGGCCACCGCGCCGGGTTTCCTACGACCGGCCGCCAGGCCGCGACCTGCTCTGACCCGGCGGCAGCCATCAAGCCGGGTAAGCGTCGAAACTTATTGGCGTAGGTGACGCGATGCGAGAGAGGCCCGGCAGAGTCCGGGCTTTTTTTTGGCCGGCAAGAGCGCCACGCGGGGGACTGTGCGGGGGAAGCAAAAACCAGAAAAGAAAAAACCCTAAGTAAATCAATTACTTAGGGCCTTATCCTGGCGGAGCAGGCGGGATTCGAACCCGCGGTGGGCTATTAACCCACACACGCTTTCCAGGCGTGCGACTTAAACCACTCATCCACCGCTCCAGAACCGCGAATTATAGCAGCGCGAACGTGACGGACCGGGCCGTTCGGGCCC